CTTCGATGTGTTTTAAATGGTTATTTTGGATCGTACTTATTCTTTCAGATATAACAGCGACTTTCTTATCTAGGTCTGCAAGTTTGTCTTTTTGTGTGGTCATGCTGCTTGAGGATTTTTTTGGAACTTAACTTCCAGAAGCTCTGCTCTAAGTTGTCTGTTCTTTTCTTTCTCTGCTTCTATCATATCTAGTGCCATATGATAAGTCTTTTTCATTTCTTTATATTCTTGTTTAATTGTGTGAGCTTCTGCTTCAGTCATGTCTTTTCCTCTCTTTAAGTAATGTTGATGAGGATCTAAATTATTAAATTCCATTTTCTTGTCAATCCTATTTTAAACCAGACAGTGGATTTTCTAATGCTTTCTTTATTTTTAAGTCTAATTCTTCCTCTAAATCTTTTATATCATCTTCAAATATTCTTAGCTCATCTCTTAAAGTATTCTTGATTTCATTCACTAGGCTCTCTGTATATCGGCTATCTTTTTCAAGTTGAGTTATGTCAGATTTAAGATCTGATTTTAATGACTCAGCTACGGAACTTACTAGCTGTATTTCTTCTAATACCATAGATATTTCACCCTGGAGCATATCTACTTGCTGCTGCACCAGGTCAATTCGTTTGTCAAACCCGCTAAGATCTGGAGCTGTATACTCCTGGATCTGTTCTTTCATCGTTAAGTAATCTTTATAAAATTCAAAACCACCCCACAATGCACCAACAGCTGTAGTTAAAGCTGTAATAATTACAAAGATCTTACCACCTTTAAATTTTATACCACCAGGTAATTCTAGTTCTGCCATTGACTGTCTACCATTTCATTGATTGCTAGGTAATCCATATATCCTATTATGTTTGCTCCATTATCTTGTATCACATCCTGGGTATTATAGAAAGTTAGATCCTCATAGTAATTAACATCCTGGATCTGTGTGCTTGTTAGATCTGTAAAACTAATATCAGACAATACCACCATCAGAGCTAGTTGTGTAGTTTGTGCTTCGTTAGATGTTTTATCTTCTTGTTTTGCCATTAACTTGTTAGCAATTTTTTGTTTAATTTCTTTCGGTTGTATAACTTCTTGTTCGGTTTCTTCCGCATCCTCCACAGTGGACTCTGTAGCATCTTCGCTATTGGATTCCATCTCAATCGCTTCTTCAATTTCTGCTTCAATCTCTATTATTTCTGGTGCTTCTTCTATTGTTTCTGTCATTTCTATCATAGGTTCTTCTGGAGCTACATCGGTAAAGTCCATCTCAATAACTAAATCTTCTGTGTATATATTTTCTAAAACAATCTCCATCTGAACATCCTCTATTTGAATACTATCCTGGACAATATCTTCTACAACATCCAGGATAATTTCAGTAACAATATCAACAGTTTTGTATTGTATCTCCAGGAATGGATCTGAGATTATTCCTCCAAACATACCGCTAGTATATCCAGCATCAACAGACCAGATATCCATTTTAAAATTAATATCTTGATAATTATTAGCACCGATACTTTGTGTATATTTATAGTCTTTAACACCAGAATAATCCATTTCTACAGTATGTTCATAGGTGTTGATGGAGCTGCCATCTGATTTAGTTACATTTAATTTGATGGTAAAATAATCTTTACAATCACCCGTAGTATTTTGACAGCTGGGTACAGAAGTATTAGATACATGGCTTTCTATAGATGCACCATATTCAAAATCGAAACCCTGTTGCATTTCTGCAACACTTAATCCTTGGTCTTTTAAGGAGTATTCTTGACTAATAATACCACCTCCCCCTGGTATTTCTCCCCTTTGATTAGCTCTACCCGTACATACTTCACCATCTTCTAATGCACCAGAGTAGCTGCACTGCTCTGTCGAAGCTCTGTCGTATGTAGTCCAGGTATCAGCTGGATCTAATATGTTTCCTGTAGTGAGATCTTCTGCCTTAGAATAAGAGCAGACCAGTAGTAATAAGAAACAGACCTTTAAACAAAGCCACATTCTGTGCATCACTAAATTCCTTTGGTTCTTTTTTTCTATTGTTTAGTAACTTCTCTTTGATCTTAGATCCTTCTGGCATCATATCTATATTGGCTAACCAAATTTCTTTTGCATCTGCTGCAATTTTACCTTCGATAGGCGGATAAACTCCAGACATCCATAACGCATCGAACACCTGGCTGTCTTGTGCCAGGATAGCTACCGCTGGAACTTTAAGGTTTAATGCCATCATCTGCCTGGATAATTTAATCCTAACACAATTTTCGTCTGATACAGTTACTCCTGTACTCACACCTAATATCTGTGTGGTAACAGATCCAGAGTAAGCACTAACACAAACATCGCTATTAACTATGCTTATGCCTGGTGATATTGCAGATGGAGGAGCTTTGTCTACTGTATTGGATGAAACTGTAGAACTAACTGTACTTACAGTATTTGTTTCAGCATATGTTTTTTTATTAAAACCAATAACTAAAACTAAGGATATCATGATTATAGAACATAACCAAACTAACCAATCTTGTTTCATTACCTACAAATACATTCACCGTTACAAAATTCACACATTATGGTTTCTCTGGGTATACAATATTTAATGGATCAGATTGTGTTTCTGGTATATCTCTTAGTTCTTGTCTGTAGTTTCTCATTTCATCAGACATGGTTACATCAGAGTTAGCTGTCCAATCTGTTTCTGCAAGTAATTGATTTCTTTTTTCTCTTACTTGCTCCCATCTTTCTTCTTCAGTAATAACAGGGATTCTATGACTATCATCATAAGAACTACCATTCCATGTATCGCCTAGTTCTCCTGTATGGTCAGTTGCTAATACTTGACCTTCTTTAATTAAAAAAGACGGAACATTATTAATGTCCAAAACTTCATACATCTCCTCTACTACATTAGTAGAAGCATTTAAAATACATACTTTTGCCATTTTATGCGTACTCCATTATAACTACATATCCAGAACCACCAGAGCCTCCAGAGCCAGCAGCTTGATAGTTTTGTCTTGCCATAGCACCTTGACCTCCACATCCAATAGCACCAGCAGCACCACTTACTTCTACATTACCACTACTGCCATAAGCTGTATTAACACTACCTCTAGTAAACATTGAATCACCACCCATCATACCAGTAACTCCTGCTTGATTACCTTGACTTGACCTTGAATAGCCTTGGTCAGCAGAGTGATTACTTACTACATAGGCTGGCATTCCATTCTGATTTATTTGTCCATTACTTGCAGAACCACCAACACCACCTCTACCCCAATGATTATTAGAAGCTCCATAACCAGCAGTACCACCATATCCTATTAAGGTTGTGCCTGTTCCAGCGGGATCAAATGTAGTACCATTACCATTAGAACCATCTCTTGGATCGTGATGTGATGCACCACCAGAACCACCAGAACCTATAGAAACAGAAGCATTAGCACCTAGTTCAGTAGCATTATAAGTACGAATAGCCATACCACCNGCACCGCCACCGCCACCAACACAAGGCACATTACTACCACCAGAGGTGTTTCCACCACCACCACCAGCTCCTATACAATAGACAGTAACGAACTTAGTTCCAGAAGTTGGGGTATAAGTTCCAGATGATGTAACAACTACAGTTTGAACCGCTGATACACCACCAGATAAATTAGTTAATGCAGAACCATCACCACTAAAAGCAGTAGCAGTTAAAGTTCCTGTAATTGTAACACCACCAGATGCAGTTTCTAATTTTTTAGAGTTGTCATGATATAAAGCTACTGAACCATTTTCATCTGTGTCAATCATAGATTCATCTGTTGTAGTTCTTAGTCTTAAACCATTGGTTTGCATAAATAATACACCAGAACCAGTATCTTTTAGATAACTAGCAGAGCCATCATGGTAAATCTCTAGGTCATTTCCTGTACCAACTTTTATCTTATCGTTGTCAGCCATAAGAATATCATTACCATTAGAAGCTAAATCCCCACCTAACTGTGGTGAGGTATCATTAACTACATCACTAGCTGGTACATTATCTAACGCACCAGATTTAACATCACCATTAGCATCTAATAAATCGGATAGGTTTCTTGTTTTACTCACTTGGTTGCTCCTCTACTGGTGCTACATATTCAGCGATTGTGCCGAACTCACCAGCTACACATCTGTTATATAAATCTCTGCCATGAGCTTCGACATCTTCTGGATTAGCAGCAAAAGGAAGATAACCTTCTTCTTCCAAATGTTCCCATTTAGCTTCTACTTCGATTAAAGTATTTTCTGCGTTAGCCCATTTAGGGTTTTTTGCGTCTATCAATATACAAGTAAATTCTGTCATTATGAAATCCTTAAAGCTACTGTCAATCTAGTTGTATCGTTAGATGAATGAGTGTCACCCATTACTCTATATGTGCCACTTGGAATATTCGTATTTCCTCTACCACCATACTGATAATCAGAGTTATTACCTGAAAATGTAGCATTGGGGGATTGAGTGGCATTATTTTTTGCAAGTATATAACCACCTACAGCACCCGCAGTAGCACTAGCAGTTGCAGTTAACACAGAGGAGCTAGATACTGTTACTGAACCACCACTAGCTATTGTTGTTCCATTAGATATAAAAGCCATTATTCTATCTCCGTTAAATTAAATTTATATTTTTTACCATTTTTATTATTCAATAAGAATAAATCATTTTCACCTTCTTGAAAAGTCCAAGAACCTTTTGTTCCATCAACATCATTACCTTTATCTAAACCTTCGTTACTCATGTGAAAGTCAGAGGTATATACATTTCTCCATACTTTTGATGAAGAACCTAAATCAATTTGATT